TATTCGTCCTGCGCAGACCGCATGTTGCGCACGAACCCGTAGCGATCGCCGTCATGGTCGATGGTGCAGGAAAACATGATGTAGCGGCAGATCGGCCTGGCCTTCTCATCGAACAGATAGCTCTCGCCACTGTCCAGGATCATCGAGCCGGTAAACATCGTCCAGCACCACTTGCCCTTGTGCTGGTACCAGCAGTCGACCAGCCGAACCAGTTGCTTGCCGCCCTCGATCGAGAACCACTTGTTCTCACGATCGGGGTTGGTCGACAGGTCATGCGTGTCGCTCGACACCGCCGCCAACTCTTCCGCATGGTCCGGAAACAGCTCCTGCGCCGCCTCGATGTCGAGCCACTTCGCCTCGCCCATGTAGCGCGCGTCTGAGAAATCCGATCGATAGCTACGCGGATCGTAGAAGAAACTGTCGGCCTCGACCGGATTGAAGTCGATGTCGTAATTGCCCTTCTCATCCTGCTCGCCCAACTCGATCACGATGCCGGCAAAGCCCTCGATCGCAGCGTCCAGCGCCACCTCGGGCGACTTGGCGGCCCAGTTGCCCATGTCGAGCGTGGCGCGGATCACCGCGGTTGCGAGCTCTGCACCCTCTTCGTGCCTGGGCGTTCTTGGATAGGCTTTCGGATCTTGCTTGAGCCGATCGATCAGGCCGACGACGCCGTTGAGCTTCCTGGCGATGCGGTTGAACGTGACCACCGGCTGCTTGCGCTTGTTCAGCGCCTTGATCTGCTCCTCGGTCCAGTGCGCGCCGTGGTAGTAGCGCCGCGCGTTCTTTTGCTCGCTGATCTCTTCCTGCTTATTGTCGAGGTAGTTGCTGTACGCCTTGCGGCATTTATCCAGCGGCCAGTACTCGACCTTGCCCGCAGGCGCGAGCGATCCGCCACTGCTCGTCCCCGACGAAGTGGTTGTGTAGTCCGAAAATGTGTTGGGCATTAGCCTATCAGTGAGAGATGACTTGGCCGGTGCTCTGGTTCATGCCGGCGATAGCCGCTTGCGTTCTCGGGCTTCACCGGCGCCGGGATCGGCTCGCCCGATATCATACGATCGAGTAGCTGACCAATAAGCCCAATCGCGTCAACACAGTCGTCGTGCTTGCCGGCTGGGAACGACAGTAGTTCGGATCTGAAAGCGGGATACCAGGCTGCGTGCGTTGGCACATACAAACCATCGAGCGCCATTCTGCCTCGCATTGATTGGGCGCGGACTGCCTTGTCTCCCCTTGTCGGAAACTGCTCACGGTAAACAAATGCCTTGCGCTCCCGCTGGCGCCGATCGATCCACGGACCTACGCCTGACTTGATTTGACCGGTTTCTTCGGCCCAGCCAATCGGCTTGTGCTCAATGACGAGGTCGCAGAACGCTTCAACCCAAACGTCGCTCGACGCCTGCTGCCGCCACAGATCAAGAAGGTACATGCGGCCTTCAGGATCTATGCCGACGACGCAGTGGACAGTGTAGTCGCCGCCGTCGGATGTTGTAGCGTAGTCGCTTCCACCATAGACACGTAATGTCTTCGGATCCGGTGCTGTTGTGTACGGTCGTAGCCAGTCAACTTTGAAATAATCACCCTCATCAGGGCTTGGCCGGCATTGGTAGAGCGCCGACCACGTTCTTGCCGGCGTTGTCTTTTGCAATTCCAGAAGCTGCTCGCCGTATCGATATGCATCATCATCCCAAAGCGGCTCGCCGAGATAACGTCCAAGCTGATCGTTTGCTTCCGCGATTGCCGGCAGCGATATCACTTCCCACGGCTGATGATTAAGCGCACGTCCTGCGAGATCATCTTCATGCCAGCGTGTTTGAATTAGGATTTCCGCAGCTCCAGGCACAAGGCGAGTGCGAAAGTCGTTGATGTACCAATCCCAAATGCGATCACGAATAAGCTCACTGTCGGCATCTTGGCGAGATCGAACAGGATCATCAATAAGGCCATACTTGGCGCGGAAACCAGCGATGCCGCTGCCAACACCCGCAGCATAATATTCGGCGCCGCTTTTAAGCGACCATCTTCCCGCGGCTTGACTGTCATCGGATGGAATGATGCCGAGTTCGAATGAATGTTCGTTGACGATGTTGCGAACCCATCGCCCCCATTTTTCTGCGAGTTCAGTTGTGTGAGATGCAGCGAGAATATTTGCGGCGGGATGTCGTTGAAGAAGCCAAGCGGGGAAAAGTTTGCTTGCGTATGTTGACTTAGCAGAACCTGGCGGCATGAACACGGCGAGGCGTTGTATATGACCGGATGCAACGGCCTCGAGTTTTTCGATGAGCAGGCGATGATGTCGCGCAGGCTCGAAGCCGCACAGTCTGCACCAATCAGTTAAGCTGCGACGGATCGAACGACGCTTCGTCGTCTCCTCGTACAGCTCCAGCTCTTCCTGCTCTGAGCTGCTCAATGCGTGCTGCAATTTCCGCGTCCGCCAATTCTGTCAGTGATTTGCTGTTGACGTTGATCGTACTTTCCTGCGCTGGCCGACCATCGAGACGATCGGCGACTTGCGCGACAGCCCAACTATCGCCAGCAATTGCGCATTCAACCAGCTTCTCAGCGATCTTGAGCAGTTTCTTTTTGCCGTCTACTTCGTCGCGATTGACGACAAGACGCAAAGCGTCGGCGAATTGCCTGTCTTTCTGCTGCCCACCTGGATTTCCAGTCTGACCTTTAACGAACGGCATTTCGCTGAGTACTCAAATTATTGATTTTGTTTACAGAATGACTTGACGCGCGCTCAAGGTAATCTGCCATTTGCCTGAGAAGATCAGAGCTATCCTCGACCTTTGCGAGGATCGTATTGCAACGATGACAAATCCAACCGCGAAACATTCCTGTTTTGTGACAGTGATCCCAATAGATTGGTTTTTTGATTTGATTTGGCTTTTCGCAAATCTCACACACTTCAGGCCGAGGCCGACCCGCAGATTTTTCGCGTCTTTGAAGTGTGAAATGTCCTGTTGGCTTGGTTTTCTTGTATTCCCGCAACCAAGCTAATCGCTTCGGCTTATTTGCTGGATCTCTGTACCAGTTAGTTACCGTTTTGATGCGTTTTGCTGGATCTTTACGGTAGGCTTCCCGCAATTCCAGACGAGCACATTCAACACATTTTCTGTTGCAGACATATTGCTCGACAACGTGTCCGCGCTTGCACGGCTTTGCAACGAAAAACCTAGACAATCCAACAGCTTTAGCCTGTTGCCGCGTAACAATTTTCAAATATAACCCCATGAAAATACCCGCGTTTTCGGCGCGGGTTCGGATTTGCCTATCGGACACGCGTTCTGTCTGCCTGTCAACACTGTCCCAACGGACAATACGGCGCAGTGCTGAAAACGGTAGCATGTTACGAATGTTCCTATTTCTCACCAACGTCTAATTTGGCATTTAGATTTTTGTCCCACGGTTTCCACTTTGCGAAACGCGTCGTGGTTTCATCGACGGTATGGTCCGCGCCCCATCCGACGCTGCACGTAGCATCTGGCGTCGATCTCGCCTCCCTGAATAGCCCCACGATGTCGGCGGTGTCGCCGCCCATGCGTTTAATCTCACGACAGGCATCCAACAGCGGCTGACGTGAAATTCCGCCCACGGCAAACCTTGGACATGTCCAGCGCCACCGCCCGCGTCGTTTGACTTCCTCGCCCAATTCGACCCGGATCATTTCCGCCTCTCCCGTGCCCACAGCGCCGCGAGCGCGGCCAGGCCGCCGCGCAGGGCGCCGAGCTGGGCCTCGCCGACCGGGTATTGCTCCTTCTCGCAGACATCGGCCACCGCACCCCCCACAGCCTCGCCCAGCGACCGGAGCAGGTTCAGGCCGCCTGTGTAGCTCTGCATGGTTCTGGCGTGTGCCCGGGCTTCCCTGACGCCGCGCGGGCTATCCGGATCCGGGGGCGTGCCGCCTTTCGGCTCGAGGGCGGCCGACCGGGGTTGTCGCGGTGCCTGGGTAGCGACGGCATATTCGGCCGAGAGTTCGGCCCAATGGATGCCGGCGGCGAACTGGGTGGCGGTGAGTTTGCCATTGAGGTGGAGGATGCCGATGGGGCAACTCCAGACGCGATCGCGCAGGCCCAGCGCCGAGGCGTCGAGCATGCGGCGGACTTCGGCTGGCGACATCAGCTCGAGGTCTGGACGTCGCTGGATCCGGCCGTTGGGTTCGCGCCTGGCGAGGGGGTTGCGGCGGGTCATGGGTCAGGCTCCGAAGGTAGACAGGGGATCTTCCATGGGTTCGTCCAGACCGCCGGCGGTATCGGGGAAGCGATCGAGCGGATCGGAGGGGCGGCGG